CACCGGCTTGTCCTCGTCGTTGCTGCAACGATCCGTCAGGTAGCTGCGACGGTACTGCGGCAAAGTTTCATCAGGGTCGTAAACTGCCAGATCAAGCTCCAGCAACGTCGTCGCATTGTACTCGTACAGACGGCTGGCAGTGTTCGTCGCATCGCGAATCACGCCGCTCAACGAGATGAACTTCTTAGTGGACTGAACGTACGGCAAAGCAAGCGTCAGCTTCTCTCCATCAATCCACACGCCGTCGGACTGAGTGCGAATCCAGTTTCCGTTCTGATCGACTCCTTGCAGCGTGATGGTCTTGCCAACGTCAGAAGCGTCACCGGGATAGACTCGCAGGTAGCTGTTAGTGCCGCCGGACATGTCGCGGTAAGAGACGACGGTGCCACGATCAACAAGCTGCTTGCCGACGCATGCGCCGTTTTCTCCTCCAAGCAATCCGTATCCAGACTCTTGAAATTCGAACCATTGATTGCGAACCGTTCCGACTCCGCAGCAATCGGCTACGGATTCAATGGTTTCGATCTGACGCGGCCAAGTGATGCACCCACCTACAGTGTGGATCGTGAAACGTCCGTACGCGCCTGCCCACAGACCCTTGTGTAGAAGCCTTCGACACGCCTGATTGATGTAATCATAAACGCGCTGATCATCGACACATGTGCCGATAACCCGAGCGATAGTCGAGCGAATGTCCTGAACAATGAGCTTCATTTGGTGTAGTAGACTCGGGATGTTCGCTTGATGAAGTAAACACCGTAGAAAGGAGGCAGGTTATTGTGGGCAGTTCCATCTCCAGTGGATGAAGTGGCAACATTTGCAGTGGTGCCGTACTGGACGCCATTGGCTCCCCCATTATTTGCATCCGCAGTTACAAGCGGGAAGAAATTGTGAGTGTGAGCAGGCATCTCTGGAATCGTCAGCGTGTGCTGATCCTCGCCAACGATTGATGTGGCAGTTGCGGTTCCTTTGACAGCAACCGCGCCACTCGCCGCAAAAGCACCAACACCGACCGGGAATCGGGCGTCAAACAGCGTATCAACTTCCCACATCGGACCAGTTGTGGTTGTCGCCGTAGCCGTTCCGTCGCCGCCGTCGTACGAAAGAAGATCCGTGGTCGTTCCAACAAAGATGCGACGATCATAACCACTCGCTGCAACTATGTTTTTACGAAGCCATAAGCTTTGATCGTAAATCCACCAATTCCCATCCTGATCGAGCCAAGGGAAAATCCGGTTGTTAATCGCCGGATACGTCGGTCCAAAATTGAAGAACGAGTTTCCAATCGTGCTGTTGAACGTAGCCTGAGTGCCGCCGATGATATCGTTGGCCAACTTCTGGTAAGATGCAGGGCAATAATTTGCCGGAAGGCTTGGAGCTGTAAGCGTGATGAGGGTTAGGTTTGGCATACTATTCCGATGTGTAGAGGAACGGGTTTACGTCGCAACCTTCAAGAGTTTTGCATCCTTCGAACACGAGGCACTCTCCGACCGCAGGTTCCTGAACGTCGTAGGCGTGAACTCGAATGCTCTTGATGCGACAATATCCAGTAATCGTAAGGCTCATCTGAACCTCGTACATGTTTCTTGTCGGTGTGCTGATGCTCGAATTGCACGGGATATCCGAAGGAGTCGGCAATCGCATCTTCGGCCTGTACTGGGGCTGGAAATTGGACAGCGGACAAACAGGCTGACACTGCAATGTTGCCGCGCATTCAGTCCAATCCGCCCACTCAATCCAGCCGGGATACTGGTCTGGGCGATACTCGATGTTGAACGAAACATCTCCGTCCAGCGAGTCGATAAAAATGTCGCCTGAATCAAGCCGCTTCAATCCAAACGGAAGTTCGAAATTGTAAGCGCGGGTTTGAACCAGCCACTGGATTTCTTTCTTACCGTCAGCAAGATTGTTGTCAAACTTCTCAGCCTTGCTTATTTCCCAAATCTGAATGGTTCCATCAAGCCCACGGGCTATCGAGAAGCATCTGTCTCCATAAGCATTCTCGGTTTTGAGAACCTGCAACACGTCAAGTCCGGTCCAGATTCCAGCCCACGCAGGAGGAAATTTTTTCCGCAGCGACGTAATAAGATCAAAATCAAGAACGACCAACGACTTGTGGACGACGCCCTCGGCATTGTACCGAGGCTGAGACGTCATCAGTAGTCGATTGTCGAACACGACAGCAGAACTAGCCCACAACAGATCGGTCTGATCATTATCGATGATGTTCAGAACTTCGTTGCTGATCGGGGTATTTCCCCAATCGTTGAACGAGCGTCTGGCGATAATGAACGAGCGAACACCATCGACTGCACGATAGAACACATCACCGTTGACTGTGATGGCTGAACGCGCACCCAACGCTCCACTGGTCAGCAAGCTAATGGCCTGAATCGGATAGTTCAGATTCTTCCAGACATCACGATCAACCGGAGCGTTTATGCTGAAAACGTATCGTGGCGTGAAGATGAGAAGCGGTCCTTGCCCCAGCGACGTATCTGGATTGCCGGGGACGGCCATTGCTGTGATGCCTCCTGAATCCGACGGAACCGCAAAGTCTCCACCTTCATTAAGGAAGGTGTTCTCGGTTTCCTTGAGAACACTGGCTCGCGTACCGTCTCCATAAACGATGTCGGTTGCTCGGAATGAGAATCCATTTGCAAGAGCGTACCAGATACGTCCGTTGACGTAGGCCATTACTCTGCCGCACTTGATTTCATCGATGGTTGCGCGACGCAGGTTTGATCCGTTGAAGATCAGCGGTGCGCTCTGGCCATCTTGAATGACGACGAAGTTCTCGGCCTGAACCATCCATCCGTCGAGTATGTTCGATGGATTCTCAAGATCGGGCGTAGCCGAAAGGTTTTGAACGCTGTTTTGAAGGCAGTCGTAAAGCCACACTTTACCACTGATCAACATCAGAATGAACGTCGCTCCGTTATCGCCGATGTATGGGAGCGCACACTGGAAGACGCCGGTCAAATTGCTCGAACCATAGCACTCCTCGGAGAAACCGTCCGCCGTGACATTGGTTTGATCGGCAGTAACGAGCGTGCTGTCTGCCGTAATCGACAAGCATACGTCGTAATCTTTCTGGATGAAACCGGGTCGAGGAGAGACGAATCCCTGCCGAAAGCTGGCGTTGACCGCGAAGGCGACCTGATTCTTGTCCACCTCAGACGGCATCACACCAGCGTCAATGCCACCCTCAAAGGTGACAGACCCATCCGTGTACCGCCGTGGTGCGCGTTCGCTCATGGCTTAAGCCTGAATCCGTTGGATGGAGAATGAGGAGCCAGTTACGACATTTACTCCAAACCCAGTAGTTTGAATCAATATCTCGTAGTAATCAGTAATTACAGTAGCTTGGTCTATATAAGAAAACGAAACTGGAATAAGACTTTGCGGAGAAGCGTTTGTAGCGTTGAACTCTTGAGTCTGAAAAACGTTTGTTATTCCATTTTTACGCAAAAAGACAATTACGCTTGCAGTACCAGTGTTTCCAAGCAAGTTGAACACTGCATCAATTTTGTAGTACCCAGTGAATGGAGCGGTAAATCGACCAGTCGCAGCAGTAAATCCAGACGCGGTATCTATTCCTGCCCAAGATCCAGAAGGAAAATCACCAAGGCTAAATGGGTTTTTAGTTGTTGCCGCTGCAATCAGGTTGTTGCCGGTCAGCCTCCGCGTAAACGTAACGTAGCTGAACGCTGCTCCGCTGGCCGTCGATGCAATGCTGATCGTGCCTGCGCCCGGCGTAATCGTGATGTTCGAGCCTGCGGTCAGACTTGCCAGCGTGTATCCCGTTCCATTGCCAATGAGCAGTTGGCCATTGGTAGGTATGGTTGCGACGTTCGTTCCACCGTTTGCGACCGGCAACACGCCGCTGATGTCGCCGACAGGAACCGTTGCGACGGTCGATAGAAAGCCAGATCCGCTCGACCCTTGAGTCTTGAGATAACCAGATAAAAACGAATTGAGCGCCGTTGCACTCGGAACCGATGCGTCGGGAGTTCGAACAATGTACGTCGCTGCGGACGATGCTCCGCCAGACGCTCCTGCCGCACCCGTAGCGCCAATTGCACCCGACAGCGTGATAAGTGAACCAATAGGAATCACCGTCGTAGGAATCGCATTTGGGATTCCGAGAACGCCTGCAAGTGGGTTTTGTAGGGTTACCAGCAAACCGTCTACCGATGTAACCTGCAAGTAGCCGCATCCCTGAACCGATACAAAAAATTGTCCAGCAACCGACTCTGGAAGAAACGAAGTGTTCGCAACCGCAACGACAACCGATGCTCCAAACGTCGGAACTACAAACGACGCGGTCGTATACGAGAACGCATTTTCCCCGTTCGCGCCGTTTGTTCCGTTAGTACCCGCAGCACCCTGTGGTCCGGGGACGTTCACGACAACCGGAACGGTATCGCAAGGCTGGCAACAGCCGGTTGAAGAAACAAGTTGCGACGGCATATTTTTCCTTTGCCAGACCGTCAAGTCCAGCGAGAACTAATGCAAGGCCAAACTATGCCAGAGCAAGTGTCAGAGCATCCATTGATCGACCACAAGTACGGGATTCGTTCCCCAGTCAAGATTCCAGACCTAGAACTGGAACTCTACGCATTCCGAAATCGGCTCCAACCGAATGAGGGCGGACTGGGTACTTTCGATCATTTTCGTAACGCCACGAAAATGTTATGGCCGAAGATGAGCTGGAACCCGTGGCTCGAAGCACAAGTCGAAGGTCTTTGCGAACACGACTACGTCGGATGGGCAGGTTGCGGTGCGAGTGGAAAGACTTTCGGCGCGACGCTCTTTGCGACTGTTTGGTGGCTGGCAAACCCCTCCAAGACAACCGTTGTTCTCACGTCTACAACGGCAAAGATGATCCGAAAGCGTATGTGGGCTAATCTTCAGGATCTTGTTCGGAAATCACGCGGATTCCCCGGAAACATGGTCGATTCGAAGATGAGTCTCCAAGCCATCAAAGGCGACGACCGGCACTCCATTTCCGCTATCGCCGTCGCCGAGGGCAACACATCGAAGGCTGTGGCCAACATTCAGGGCATCCACGCCGAGCGTGTGATGGTTATTATTGACGAAGCTACGGATACGCCTGAAGCGGCTTTCGAAGCGTGTACGAACCTTTCTAAGGGTTGCCGCGAGTTCAAGATGTTGGTCATCGGAAACCCTGCCTCAAAGTTTGATCCGCACGGACGCTTC